AGCAGAGCAAGGCGACGACATTGCTGAGCGCATGTGTTCCGCTCAAGGACTTGCCGGGTTTCATAAAGCAATTGCGGTCGCCTGACGACGATGACAAGTGAGGTGAGGAGTCAGCGTGCTAGCATAGGAGGTGGCTGTGCTTCTGGGGAGGCGGCAATGAAGTTCGTCCTGTGATATCAATGAAGGTGGGCATTGCGACCTCCTTGCTGGGTTGCCATGTCAAGTGACGGCCAAGCGTTCGCGCGCTCGGCCGTCGCGCACTCTACCATAGGAGGCGGCCATTCGTTTCGTTATTTCAAGTGGACATGGGCTCAAGGTGCGTGGTGCCAAGGGGCCGTCGCCATGGGGCTTAGACGAAGTTGATCAGGCACGCCGGGTGGTGCCCGAGGTTGCGAAGCGGCTGCGCGAGTATGGCCATACGGTGGTCGAGTTCAATGATGATACGAGCACGACGCAGGACCAGAATCTCAAGACGATTGTGAATTTTCACAACAGCCAGGACCGCAATCTGGACGTGAGTGTGCATTTCAACGCCTATATTCCGACCGATGGCGGGCGTGGTGTGGAAGTGCTTTATGTGACGCAGGATGCGCTGGCGGCCAAGGTATCGTCGGCGATTGCCGAGGCTGGCGGGTTCATCAATCGCGGTCCCAAAAAACGGACTGACCTGTATTTCCTCAACGGCACGACGGAGCCTGCGATCTTGCTTGAGACGTGCTTTGTTGATGCCAAGGCCGATGTCGAGGCATATCACGAGAATTTCGAGGCCATCTGTCAGGCGATTGCGGATTGTGCGGCCCCGGTTGCGGCATCGGTGCTCAAGGCCAAGGGAAAGGTGTCGTGGTTTGGTGGACCGGATGACGATGGTGTGGCACCGGATGAAGGGTTGGCATTTATTTATTCGGTCAGCGACAAGCCGGATTTATTTCTGGACAGGCAACCGCCTGGAACGACGGGGCTGGCGCGTCGGCTTGATCCCGAGGAGCATTACATTGCGATGAGGTGGGATTATGATCGATACAGCAAGGATTTTCTGCGTGGTGATGTAGTGGCGAAGGTTTATGCGCCGAAGACGGGGCGGGTGTTTCTGGCGGCTCCCGCCGATTGGGGGCCTCATACATCAACCGGCCGTGTTGCTGACATTTCACCGGGCCTGATGGAGATGCTTGGCATCAAGACGGATGATGTGGTGGAAGTCGAGTTTCCATATGAGAACAAGGACGGCTGATGAGATGTGTGTTGCTGGTTCTTGTTTTGCTGTTGATTGGATGTGTTGCGGCGCTGGCCGGGCCTGGGTGGCGTGATCTGCCCGAGGATGCGGCGCGGCAATGGATCATGGAACATGCGCAGCAGATGGCGAAGGAGTTCTGCGAGGAATACCCTGGTGACGAGGCGTGCCGTCGTGCCGGTCGTGAAGAGCGGGGTGGTCGTCACTCGGTGCGGGAATCCCGTGCGGTGGATTTCTGTTCGCGGTATCATCTGCATCGTGAGGACTATGTGAGGAACGGGTGGAGCTACTGGCGTTGTGTAAGGTAGGGAGATCGCCGTTCAAGCGGTTGCCGTTCTGGCTTGTTCCGCTGATATGGCCGCGTCATGTGTGGTGTTGTTGCGCGTGTGCCGTCCGCGAACCGACGCGGGTAGAACTGGATCGTGTGAATGTTGGCCGCTTTGCATGAGAGGGGGACTGTCAGCCTCCCGGCGTATTTATATTTATGGGTGTCATGTTGGGTGTCGTGCGTATGTCAGGCAATCAGCGTCCGAAGCTTTGGCGTGTGCGGGTTCTGCGTCAGGTTGAGGCGTGGGTTGATGTTGAGTCCATTGACAAGATTCATGCCGAGATTGAGGCAAGGAGGGTTCCTGGCGTGGTTAATGTGTTCCCTGGCTCCAGCGTCCTGGTCGAGCACAAGATATTTGGTCAGAGTGTGGTGGAGGATTGATCCGCGAAGGGAACTGGGAATGCTGACGCGAAGATTTATTCTCTCCGGTCTGGTTGCCGCGCCTGCGGTGATTGCCGCGGAACGGCTGATGAAGGTACGTGGCATTATTTTGCCGGGCGATGACGAGTTCTACAGTTTTCCGTTGGCACTGTATGATGACGGTCGGCTGCTGGAAGAATTTACGCGGTACCGGTCGATAGCCGATATGGTTTCCCTAAAGGAGATGTTTCCACCGGCGTTCCGCTAAATGGTTAGGGGTGATAGCTTCGCTGGGTTATGGCGAATGTCTATCCGCTGGACCTTCAGCAGAACTATCGCAAGCCCGGCCCCGTGTCGCAGTATGCGAGCGACGACGGCAACGTCGTTGTTGTGACGTTCGGCGGCGATGATGACAGCGGCTATGATCCCGATACCGACACCACGCAGACGCCGCTGGAGAACGGCGACATCAATGTTGCGATGGGGCCGCCGCCTCGTAAGCAGCGGGCCGAGGACAAGGGTTTTGATGCGAACCTTGCGGACGAACTGAGCGACGGCACGCTGGCGCAGATCAGCGAGCGGCTTCTCCGCGGCATTGATGAGGACGATCAGAGCCGGTCCAAATGGCTTGAGACGATGAGTGCCGGGATTGATCTTCTCGGCCTGGAGATGAAGCCGCCGCGGGGCGCTGCGGCCTCGGGCGGCAATCCCCAGGAGGGCACATCAACCGTCGATCATCCGCTGCTGCTGGAGGCCAGCCTGCGCTTCCAGGCCAATGCCAGGGGCGAATTGCTGCCGTCAGATGGCCCGGTCAAGGTGCAGGACAACAGCGACGGCACGTCGTTATCGACCCAGCTTGCCGAGGCGCTGGAGAAAGACCTCAACCACTATCTGATCAACGTGGCCAAGGAATACGTTCCTGATACGGACCGGATGTTGTTGCTGCTGGGGTTCTGCGGCACCGGTTTCAAGAAAGGTTACCATGACCCAATAAAAAGAAGGCCGGTGATTGCCAGCATCGATGCCAAGGACATGATTGTTTCGCATGCGGCGACCAATCTTGATGGCTGCGCGCGAGTCACTCATCGCATCATGATGCGGCCGAGCTTGATTAAACGCATGCAGATGCTGGGCGCGTATCGTGACGTGGCCTTATCTCCGCCGGGAATGGTGCCACTGGTATCGAACGTGGTCGATGCCAAGATTCAGCAAATACAGGGTATTGCGCCTGCGAGCTATTCCGAGCCCGACGATCACGAGCGGGAATTTTATGAGACATATTGCGAGATCGAGATACCTGGGTTCGAGCATGAGGGGCCTGATGGCGAGCTTACGGGGCTTCCTCTTCCGTACAAGGTGACAATCGACAAGGAGAGCAGGCAGATACTTGAGATACGCCGTAATTGGGACGAGGACGACGAACTGTGTCTGCCGATCAATAGGATTACTGCTTACATATTTGTGCCGGGGCTTGGGTTCTACGGCATCGGGTTGCTGAATATTTTGGGTAATTCCACAAGAGCGGTGACGGCGGCGTGGAGGTTAATGATCGACGCTGGCATGTTCGCTAACTTCCCTGGTTTTTTATATATCAAGGCGTTTGCCAAGCAGCTTACCAATCAATTCAGGGTGTCGCCGGGATCGGGATTGGCGATTGACACGACCGGGAATGATCTCACCAAGGCCGTGATGCCATTGCCGTACAAAGACCCGAGCCCGGTATTTATCCAGCTGATAGAGAATATTGCCACGCAGGCGCAGCGTGTTGGCGGCACGGCCGAGCTACAGGTCGGCGAGGGCAAGCAGGATGCTCCGGTCGGCACGACATTGGCGATGATTGAGCAAGCAACGAAATTGATGTCGGCGGTACACAAAAGATTACATCATGCGCAGGCGGTCGAGTTCAAGATGCTCAAAGAACTCTTGATGGAAGACCCGGAGGCGCTGTGGCGGCATAACAAGAAATCCAAGGTGCTGCAAATACTCATCGCCCAGCATCCTGATGTCGCGCAGATGGCGCAGGCCCAGGAGCAGGCCGAGGAGCGGCACAAGTCGATATTTCTCGCTGCGTTGAATGATTTTGAGTTGATACCTCGCGCCGATCCCAACACGTCGAGCCAGACCGAGAGGTATCTCAAGATCGTGGCGATGCGGACAATGGCGCAGACGAATCCGGCGATTGACATCCAGAAGGTCGATCAGCTTGCGCTTCAGGTAATGGGCGTGGCCGATGGGGATAGTTATTTCAAGCCTCCGCCCGATCCGTCAACGATGCAGCCGTCCCCCGAGCAGATGACGGCGCAGGCGACGATGATGGCGGCGCAGGCGCGCATCCAAGAAGCACAAACCAATGCTGCGAATGCTCAGACCAAGGCGACGATGAGTGCGCTGGAGTTGGCTGGCAAGCAGCGCATTGCGCAGCTTGGTATTTCCAAGGAAATCGTCATTCACCAGTCCGATCAGGACCGGGCGGTCAGGGATTCGCTTGCCGAGAACCAGCAGCGTTCGGTTGACAGGATGCATGAGCTTGCGCTGGCAAGAGAGAAATCCCGTGGCACGGCGTTGCAGGGCGATGCGGATCGTGCGTCGGCTGTGCAGCGGCAGGCGATGCAGCAGCAGCATGATGCCAATCAGAATGCTTTGGACCGGCAGCATGAGATCATGCAGGGCGCGAGGGACCAGCGTCACGATTTGATGCAGAACGCTTTGGAGCGGGCGCACAGCTTTGCCGATGGCGTGCGTGACCGGCGCGCCGAGCTAGCTGCGAACGCAATGGATCATCGCCGCCAGCTTGCGCAGGCCGAGCAGGAGCATCGCCATGCGCTTGCGCAGCGTGGGTTCGATGCGCGTCACGAGGCGATCCAGCAGGATGCGGATCGCGCGCATGAGGCGATGCAGAACGAGATGGAGCGAAGATACGGGCTGGCGTCCGACGTGGTGGGCGGATTGGCGAAGGTTCACAGCGTGAGGCCGCCTGCAACGAAAACGGGCGTTGCGGGAAAGGATAAATGACAAGGATAAATGACAAGGATGAATGACCATGGGCGATGTCGTTCCATTGGTGAGGGAATATCGCGGCAACGGAGCGCGTGAGGCTTTGACCGATATTGTTGGTCCTCATGACAAGGTGGTTGATGGTCTGCTGGCTGATTTGTGGCTTCGCGGGTTCAAGATTGTGCCGCTTGAGGACACTGATCATGAGCTACAATGTGGATGAGGGAGAGAGTCATGGCCTATCCGGTCGAAGGTGCGAAGTACAAAAACGAAC